AACAGGCGCCACGCGCCTTCGCCGCGCAGTTGCCCGGCTGCTGGCAATAGGGGCGCCGCTTCTCGAGCGCCTTGATCTTCCGGCGCGATTCACGGAGCTCACGACGGAGCGCGTCGAGACGCGCGAGCTCAGAATCGATCTCTTCTTGGCTGGGTTGAACGCTCATGCGCGAGCTCCTCAGTTGAGTTTTTCCGGCCGCTGATCGGCCGAGGCGAGAAAGGCGGCGGCCGGAACGCCGATGCATTGCGTCATCGCCCTGGCGATGAGCTCGATGGCGGCGGGAAGCTCGGTGCCAATGAGATCGACGATGCCGGTCTGATCGAGCGCCGAATCGATCCGCTTCTGGACATTGAGTGCGCGGCCTTCAAAGGAACCGGGCCGATGCTCGACTGTCATCGTCAGCCAGGCGCCGGCGGGCACGTCCGTCAGCACCTTGGGTATGCAGACGTCGAGCGCCTTGGCCGCCGTGCATGCCATCAGCTCCGGCGAGAACGGCGTTGCCCAGCGCTGCACCAGGACACCGCCGTCCGGGAATGCGCCGCCAACGACCAGCGTGCGGATCGCGTAGTTTCCCGGCGGCAGCAGCGTGCCGCTCATCGCTGCACCAGCCGAGCCGTGCGATGGCGGTCTTTCATGGCCTCGGCGGCGGCTTCCTCGCGCCCGAGACCGCCGTTGCGCAGCTTCTTGTAGATCTGCATTTCATCCATGGACATGAGCGGCAGCGGCTCGAATAGACGACGGCCGTCCTGGCGCCTGGCGCAAAACGCCGGATCTGCGTTTTGGCGGCTGACCGTCTCGTGCACGGCCGCGCGCTGCTTCGCCTTGAATGCCGGATCGCTATTGAGGCGGCGCATGCGCTCGGAGACGATCGCCTTCACGTCGGGGCGCGCGTGCATCTCGCGCATCGCCTGTCGCTGCCTTTCCTTGAAGGCAGGGTCCGCGTTCTGTGCTGCCATCCGATCTCGAGAGCGCTGACGATTCGCCTCCCGGAAAATCGGATCGGCATTGCGCTCGGTCATGCGGGCCGACGCTTTCGCCGCCGAACGGGCCCTGAATTCCGGGTCCTGCCAGAGCCGGCTCATGTGAGCGCTGGCGACGGCCGCCTGGCGCGTCGGCGTCTTGCGCTGGGGCGCCGGATCGTCGTAGCGCAGGAGGCCGATGGCGCGCGCGAAGCGCGCGGCCGAACGATCGAGCTCGAGACGCGCCTGGCGCCGTTCTTCGAGGAGTTGGTCCATCACTCGTCCTCGTCGTCGGCCTGGTCGATCGGCTTCAGCCACCAGTCGACCTGCTTGGCGAGCGGCGACTTCGGAAACGACACGAAGGGCTCGGGGCCGGCGCCGACGACGTCGATGCCGAGCTTCTTCAGGAGATCGCCCGACAGCTTGGCGAGCGCGCCCTTCAGGATCGTGACCTTGACCTTCACGACCGATTCCTTCTGCGAGCGCGTCAGCACCTCGCCGATCTTCTTCAGGAGCTTGTCGGCCTCGGGCAGCACCAGCCGCCCCTTGCCCTTGCGCCAGCCGAACTTCACGCCGGAGATCTCCTGGCTCTGCGGCTTGTCGAACAGTGCGGGCGCCTTACCCACGAGCTCCTCGAGCTCGGTCTGCTTGGCCTTGAAGTCGGCGGTCAGATCGCGCAGCACCTCGGCGTGCTTCTCGCGCACCTTGGCAAGCTCGGCGTTGGCCTTGCCCAAGCTGACGCTCAGCGTGTGCCGGGCGACGCCCACCTCGCGCGCCTTCTGCTCGAGCACGGCCATCTCGATATCGGTCTGTGTCACTGTTCCATCCTTTCGATCGCTCCTTGGGCCACGCTTTGAGACGTCAGGTGAAACCGCAGGGCGCGACGGCCGAGCGGGCTGATGGCTGCGCACTTCTCGTGAGCGCGCTTACCGAACCAGGTTGAGCGATCGGGCCGATCGGCGACGGCCTTCACCAGGCCGGGCGCGGGCTTGTAGCCATAGCGAATTCGCGGCTTCTCGCCGGCCATCGGCACGGGCCGGAAGTCCTCGACGACGACTTCGAGTTGATCAGCAGCGCTCATCCTTCAGCTCCGTTGCTGTTGATTTCGTCAGCGACACGCTTGATGCCGGCGAGTACTGCGCCGGGGTCCATGCGGATGGCGGCGACGAGCGATCGGCGGAGATCTCGCAGGAACGTGTCGAGCTCGACGCCGGCGACGGCCTGGCCACTGCTGGCGCAGGCCGTCTGGCGCCGGCGCAGCTCGGTCAGGCTTGCCGAGCAATCCTTCAGCTCGGGCGCCAGCTCCTCGATTCGGCTGCGGATGGCGGCGACGTCGGCGCGCGTGGTGGCGCTCGCCTCCATCGCGCGCCTTACTCGGTTCTCGGAGTGCCGAAGCGTCGCGCGGTCCAGGCGGAAATGTGCGGCGATCGCCGTCATGCTCTCGCTGGCGTATTGGCTCACCAGCGTCGTCGAGAGCTGACGAGCGAACGCCACGGCCGGCGTTTGGTCTCGGCTGTAGATCTTCTGGGCCGGAACGCCATAGTGCGCCGCCACGACGTCGATCACGATCGCCGTGAGCTCGCCCGGATCGCGGCGGCGAATGAGCGGCGCGCTGCTCACGACTGCGCGCCCTCTTCGAGATAGAAGCGCACCATGCCGGTCGGCAGCGGCACGACACTGTCTGCGCAGGGCGGCTCGAGGAGGCGCGCATAGAGCCGCTCGGCCGCGGCTTCGCGCTCGAGCATCTGGCGGCCGCCATCGCCCCGATGGACGACGTCGGTACGTTCCATGTCGCGGGCGAAGATGCCCAGGTCGACCAGGACTTCGCGCATCACCGTCGTCAGCAATTGCTGCTCGGTCGGCGAGAGCGTGCGGCCCCGCGGAACGCTCCGCAGGGCCTTGGTGATCATGTTGCTGAGCAGGTCCATGGCGGCCCTCAGCTGTTGCCGATCGGCCCGGCGCCGACGCGGCTCCAGGCGTCGCGCAGATGGGCGATGGTGCGCGGCTCGTTGTTGCCGGCCGCCATCGCTGTGGCGGCGATCATCGTCTTGGTGAGAGCGCGCAGCGCGCCTGGCTTGGTCGCGACGGCCCGCATGAAAGCCATCTCGTCCTTGTTCTCGACCTTCCACTCCTTGAGAAGCGCTTCGACGTCGGACCTGGGCAGGCGATCGAGCACCAGGCGCATGCCGAAGCGGCTGTAGAGCTGGGCGTTCTGAGGCGAGCGCTCGGGGTCGCCGAGCTTGGCGACGATGCCTTCGTTGCCCATGAGTACGACGCCGCAATCCGCGGTGTCGTAGATCGAGCGCAGCTGATCGACCGCTTCGCTGCGCAGATGCTGCGCCTCGTCGATCAGCAGCAGGGCGTTGCGACCGGCCAGCCGCTGCACGATCGCGTCAGCGATCTTGAGCGTGCTGCGCTCAGGCACCTTGCAGACCTTGCCGAGCTCGATCAGCAGGTGGTGCGTGCTCGACTTCGCCGGCGACATGGTCGCCAGGTACACAGCCGGGTTGGCGGCGGCGTAGTAGCGGCCGGCGCAGGTCTTGCCCGTGCCCGGCGGCCCGATGATCAAGCCCATGTCCTTCAAGGTCTGGGCCCACTGCATCACTTCGACGATGCGCTGGGCCGTCATCGTCTGCATGAACGGCGGGGCGACAGGCACGATCGACGTGATCTTCGAGCGCAGCTTACGCGCCTCGAGCCAGCGGAGAACCTGGGCCGCGACCTTGTCGTTGTGGCCCTGATAGGTGCCGGCCAGCCAGGCATTGAACGTGCCACTGGCAATGACCGCCTCGTCGGCGGCGGCGCGCTGGCTCAAGCCTTCGCCGGTGATGACGGCGCGGGCGTCGGTGCGGATGCGGTTGATGCTCTCGTCGTCGAGCACCATGTCGCCTGGTTCGATTTTCATGTACTCTTCTCCCGTTACTGCGTTGACGATGCCGGCTCGCGCCGGCGAGACGGCGCCGGCGACTAGTCCTCGCCGGCGTCTTTTTCGTTCGGCCCGCGCACGAGCTTCAGGAAGTTCCCGATGCCGTTGCTGGGCCTGGTCTCTTGATCCGCGTCTTCGATGTGCTGGGCGGCGATCGCCGCGCTGCCATGAGCGCCAAAGATCGGCCGCACCACCTTCGACTCGGGCGGCGGCGCTTGCTCGACCTTGGGCAACAGGGCGGCGACCTGGTCGATGCCGATGACGCGCTCGGCGGCAAGCATGTCCTTCTGCGCTCGCAGCCACTTGTTGCGGTTGTTGGCGTGCTCGCGTGCCTTCTCGACGTCGGCGAAGCCCGCGGCCTCGATCACCGGCGCGCTGCAGATGAACGAGCCATCCAGGCGATAGGCGTGCACCTCGGTCTGCAGCGCCTGCGGATCGAAGCGTACGATCAGCTTGTGCTGGGCGTATTCGACGAGCTGCTCGGACCAGAAGCGGTTGCCCAGGAGCTCGATCGAGCCGTCGCGGCGAGAGCGAATGCCCTCGGCCGCCAGCAGCCAGAGACGGCGCTGCTCATCGGTTGCGCGCCGGATCGGCGCCGCGCGGTAGCTGTCGATGAAGACCTGGTCGAACGAGCGGCCGTTGCAGACGTCGGTGCGCCGGCCGGCGCGGGCGTTATGGAGCGTGATGCCCTCTGAGACGACGGCGATGAAGGTCTCGATCGGCACCGCCTTGCTGCCGTAGTTTTCGGGCTTGGCGGCGACGGTGTTGCCGGTCCATGCGCCGGCAAAGCGCGGGTCCTTGGAGATGTCCGAGCAGAAGTCGCGGAAGGCGCGCTCGATCGGCTTGCTTTGGCCCGAGTACGGCGTGGTCCAGTGGATTTCGACGCCGAGCGTGGTGAGGATGCCGGCCGGGTCCTCTTCCTTGACCTTGAAGCGGAAGCGATTCGGTGTGCCGCCGGTGATCCACTTGGAGGCGAAGCCGCGGCCATTATCGAGCCAGCACATGTCCGGCACGCCGTAGGTCGTGACGAGATCGCCGATGGCCAGCCGCACGGCCTCGCTGTTCTCGCTGCGGTCGATGCGCCAGCTGAGCAGCTTGCCGCTGTAGAGGTCCTGGAAGGCGACCATCACCGGCCGGCCGATCGAGTCGTCCGGCCACTTCACCATCACGTCCCACTTGTGGCCGTCGACATTGACGGCCTGCAGGGCATGGAACATCGAGCGATCGCGCTTCTGCGCCGGATAGAGGCCCTTGAGCGCGTCCATGCCCTGGCGGCCGGCGACTTTCACCGTCAATGGAAGCGCCTGCAGCCGTCTCTCCACCGTCTTCTTCGACGGAAGCTCCCAGCCGTGTTTCCCAGCGGCGCGCTCGAGGCGGCGCCAGCAACTCTCGAATGGCGGCTGCTCGACGCGCAGCCAATCGGCACGGATGAAATCCCAGGCGTCGCCGCTGATCTCCTTCTCGCGACCCCGGCTGCCGACATGGCGCGGCACCAGGTAGGCTGCCCAATCCGCGCGCTCGACACCGTCGACCTTGCTGCGCCACAGGCGAAGCGTGCGCTCGGCGATACCGGACTGACCCGCCACCAGGTTGAAGGCCGTCGTGCGGGCGGTGCCACCCTCGCTCAGCCGCTCGATCGCAAGCAGGAGCTGGACGCGTTTCCTGGCCTCGGCCTTGCGATGCTCGGGCTGCTGATCGAACTGGCGCCAGATCTCGGCCCGCTCCGCCGAAAATTCGGTCGCGTCGCCCTCTGCCAAGTTGGCAACGCCTTGAAGGCTCACATCATTCGGCGTGGTGATAGCGGCAATCGCCGGCGCCATCTCGAGACGGAGCCGGGCTTCGGTCGGCAGCACGCGCGCCGAATACTCGATGCCGCCACCGCGACCCTTGCGTCGGCGCCAGGTGCCCTCCTCGTTGAGGGGCCACTGCCTGTCGGCGGCGCTCCACGATTCGCGCCGGGCGCGCAGCTGCACACCACGCTCAGTGTTGGGCAGGCCGGGAAGGTTCAACGCAGCGATCTCAGCCGGCGTCAGCCACCGCGCCATGGACGTCCCCCCGTTCGGCGGCGCTGTCTTGTCAGCTGCAGCTGCCGCCCGATCTCCTCGGCCTTCTCCGCTAGCTCCACCTCGCGGATGGCGTCGGCATAACGCTCGTCGACCACGCTCCAGCCGAAAAGCTCGGCCAGCAGTTCGAGGAGACGTCGGTCTTGCGTGACGTGAACCAGCGCGGCGAAACGCACGACGCTGATCTGGTGTGTGGTTCGCGCCTGGCTCACGTATGCGTTCAACATCGCCTCGCTGACGCGCTCGCCCAGGAAATCGCTCATACGATTGGCGACCTGGTACCGATCGAGGCCGCATTCCTTCAGGGCGACGGCCATCGCCTTGCAGAGTTTCTGGTCGAGCGACGCGGCGCGCACTTGTTCGGGCGCGAATTTCCGCACCGGCTCGGGCGGCTCCCAGCTCAGCAGATCTGCGGTGTAGGGATCGCGACGCGAGCGGCTCATCGAGACCGCCTTCGCTTGCCCGTCACCGCCCGCTCGGCCTTCCTGATCGCGCTATCGATCGAGATGAGCAGGCCGCGCCGGTGAGGAAGCGACGCGTTCTCGGAAAATCGAAGCTTGTCCTGGTTGAAGGCGATTCGGACTTCCGCCAGGACTTTCCAGAGCTCGACGATAAGAGGGCCGGCGGCCTTCGCCGCCGGCGGCGCGCTTCGCTTCGAACGAGGAGACGTCGGACGCGCGCTCTTCGTCATTTGCCGCGCCCCTCGAGCAGCTGGGCGATCTCGGCGTTGTTGGCTTTGACGAAGGCGCGCTTGGCGGCGACCGGCGTCTTGCGCCACAGGGCGATCAACGCGCTCAACGCCTGGTCTTTCGGCTGGGCCTTCGAGTTTTTGGCCGTCGCTTCCTGGAAGGTCTTACCGGCCGCCATCGCGGCGATGATCGGTTTGCGCTTCGACGGTTCCAGGCGGGCCAGGCGCTGAAGCTCATTGTGCGCGTTGGCAATGGGAAGGCCGGCGAGCTTCTGATGATCGTCGGCCAGCAGCTTGGCGAGCTTTAAGTCTCGGTAGATCGAGCGTTCATCGAGACCGACTTTCTCAGCGACCTTTGCCGAGAGCCGCTTTGACATTGTGGCAAAGGATTGATTCGCAATGCTTTTGTCGGTCGCGTTGGCCCGATGCTGGATGCCGAGGTGATGGACCCACCGAGAGACGGCGAACGCGCGGTCGAGTGCGGTGAGATCGGCGCGGGCAAGGTTTTCCTCGATCTCACGCAGCTCTTGGGCATCGGCATCGCCTTCGAATCGGAAGAAGTCGATGGTCTTCCCGCCGGCTGCCTTCACTGCTTCGAGACGATGCAGGCCGACGACGAGACGCCATTTGTTGGCACCTCGGGGCGACAGCTCGATCGGCGTGATCTGTCCGGTGCGCTCGTAACTGTCGCGGATGAGCGCGACCTTCGCCTTGTTGAGGGGCCGAAGGCGCGGGCCAACTTCGATCGAGTCGACGGAAGTGTTCAGCAGCTGCCTCATGCTGCCAATTTCCGTGCGAGGTTTGGACAGAGTCGGGGATCGAAAGGTCGGGTAGTGTTCTGGCGCCGCACGATCCCGATCGGGCGGTCGTGTCGGTCGTAGTGCTTGGGAAAAAGCTCACGCTTCGTCGTCCCGAGGAAGTCAGCGAGCCGCTCATCGAGCAATGGCCAGGCGCGGTCCATGGTGAAGCGGCGGCTGATGGCCGAGGCGGTAAAGCCGAGCCCGCGGCTGAGCGTTGTCAGGCTCTGGTCGCGTCGGCGAATCTCTGCCTTGATGTCTTCTGAGTCCGCGAACCGTGTGGACATGCGTGGTGGTCTTAGAAGTAACCCTTAAAGGTCAATAATGTGATCTTACATGGTCATTAAAGAAACTACAGGCGGGCGAAAAAGTGCCCAGGCGCGAGCTCGAGCCGAAGCCACCGCAAGAGAGGTTTTTTCATCGCTAAGACGGGACCTTTCCGACCCTGACCGGCCAGGCCGGCTAGGTACTGCCGGCGGAAAACCCACAGCTGAATCCACAGCCGATTTGCCCGGCCGCATCCGGTTCATCCGCAGCGTGAGCCGTCTGCAAAACGACGAACTCGCCCTAGCCTTCGGCGTGTCGGACAGCGCCTTCAAAAGCTGGCTGCGTGGCACTGATCCGGCGGTGAAGAATCTGGTGAAGATCCAGGAGGTGAGCGGCTTCTCGCTGCAATGGATAGCAACCGGAGACGGCCCGATGTTCTCGGGCGGTGACGATGGGAAGCCGGCTCCGGGCTTCATCTATGTGCCGCGATACGATGTCCGCGCGAGCGCGGGCACGGGCCAACTGATTGAGACCGAGCAGCTCAAGGGCTTCGTGGCGTTCCGAGAGGAATGGGTGCGCTCTCGGTTGCGCAGGAATCCGGCAAATCTCGTCGTCGTCGAAGCCTATGGCGACTCGATGCATCCGACGATCGCCGACGGCGACATCATGCTGGTCGATATTTCCGAGGAACGCGTGCGCGGCTCGGCGATCTATTTCGTGCGGGCCGGCAACGAGGCAATCGTGAAGCGAATCGAGCTCAAGATGGACGGCTCGCTGGTGTTGAAGAGCGACAACCCCGCCTATGAACCCTGGACCGTGACGACCAACGAGGCCACCGATTTCAAAGTACTCGGCAAGGTGATCTGGACCGGGGGCGTTGTATGAAGCGGGCCGTCATTTTGAGCCTTTTAGTCGCTGGCTGCGCGCCGAGCGTCGAGGAGCTTCGGCAAGAACCAGTGAAATTCGAGCTCACAGTGCCGGAATCTTGGGACAAGGTCGGTGCCTGCTTGGTCAACGGCTATGCGGATGGCTGGAGACCGCTCTATGTGCCGGTCGTATCGGAACATCGCGCCGAATTGACCATCTATTTCCCGGGCAGCTATCTCACCGGCGATCTTCCCCACGCTATATTCGATATTCGCGGCGCAGATCGAGGCACGACGGTTACTTTTCGTCGTCGCAAGCTGGCCGCCGGCCAGGTGAGTACCGAGACCAAAGCTCGCGAGCTGGTCGAGCGATGCGGCAGGGACTAAAGATGTTCAGAACATATCGATTCAAGCATCCGCAAAATGATCACGCTGAGGTATTGGGACCGCTTGCCTATGTGTGGGCTGCCATTTTCGGTCCTTTTTACCTTGCCTATCGCGGTTTCTGGGGCGGCTTCTTCTTGGTTCTTTTCATCCTTCAGCCGCTTTGGCTCGGCCTCTGCTTGGTTGGTTTGGCGGTGGCGAACGCGCCGGGCAGCAACCCAAAGGTCGCTCTGATCCCAACGCTCGCGATCATCGCCGTCTATTTTGTTGGGGTTGCGCTTCTGATCATCAGCCAGGCCAGGCTGGGATACCTCAGACGCGGCTGGAAACTAGAAAATTGATTCGGGGTTCTGGTCCGGCTCTCCTGAGCTAAGCCTTTGGAATCGCGCAACTCCGAATCGAATGCTCGCGCGCCCTGCGGATTCGGGGTTCCGGGCCCGAACTCCGAATCGATTGCGCTTTGCGGTGGCGAGGTCGACGTCGACCAGGTCACCGATGAAGGCCCAATTGGCGGTGTTTAATTGGCCGCTCGGCCGGTCTAAAGCGCTGAGCCCCGTAGACAGCCCGAGGCAACATCCCGCGTCGGATTCGCGCGCCGTGGGCCTTCTGCAAGATCGGCGCGCCCGGATGACGGCCCGCATGAGGCCACGTCATCTCGTTGATTCATCGTCGAATCCCACGTGAGGCCGCGTGGTCCCGGATAATCCCACCTCTGGCAACACCCACTGTCCGCCTACAACACGTGAGACGGCTGAGACGGCTGAGACACCAAAACTGCAAATAGTTGAGAGTCCTGGCCGCAGTGGCGTTGCCGTTGATCTCATGAAGCTTCCCCTTCACGGTCTCCGCGAAGGGGAAGTGCCCTCGTCATACGAGGGCGATGGGGTCGTGACCCCCCCCCCTCGCGTATATTGCGACACCTCCCCATCCGAATGGGGAGGAGAGCTCTTTACGTAAACGCCTCTTCCCAGGTGCCCTTGGTCGAGGCCTTGGAATATTCGGTGGCGCGGTTCTCGAAGAAGTTGGTGTGCTCGATGGCGTTCAGCATCTGGTCCATCCACGGCAACGGGTTCTTGGCGTCGTTGCGGTAGATCGGCTGCAGGCCGAGCTGGGTCAGCCGGCGGTCGGCGATGAAGCGGATGTAGCGCTTCACGTCGTTGGCCGTCATGCCCTCGATGCCGCCGAGCTCGAAGGCGAGGTCGATGAAGGCATCCTCGTGGTCGACGATGGTCGAGCAGGCGACGTAGATCTCGCGCTGCAGCGCCTCGGTCCAGATCTCGGGGTTCTCCGAGACGAAGGTCCGGAACAGCCGCACGATCGAGTTGCAGTGCAGCGTCTCGTCGCGCACCGACCACGACACGATCTGGCCCATGCCCTTCATCTTGTTGAAGCGCGGGAAGTTCATCAGCATGGCGAAGCTGGCGAAGAGCTGCAGGCCCTCGGTGAAGCCGCCGAACACGGCCAGCGTCTTGGCGATGTCAGCCTTCGAGGCGACGTTGAAGCCCTGCATGTAGTCGTACTTGTCCTTCATCTCCTTGACGGTGAGGAAGGCCGAGTACTCCGTCTCCGGCATGCCGATCGTGTCGAGCAGGTGGCTGTAGGCCGCGACATGCACGGTCTCCATCGCCGAGAACGCCGCCAGCATCATCTGCACTTCGGTCGGTTTGAAGACGCGGCTGTAGTGCCGCATGTAGCAGTTGTTCACCTCGACGTCGGCCTGGGTGAAGAAGCGGAAGATCTGCGTCAGCAGATGCCGCTCGCTCTCGCTGAGCTTGTTGCGCCAGTCCTTGACGTCGTCGGCCAGCGGCACTTCTTCGGGCAGCCAGTGGATGCGCTGCTGGGTCAGCCAGGCCTCGTAGGCCCAGGGATAGGCGAACGGCTTGTAGATCGGCTTGGAGTCGAGAAGGGACATTACCTGAAGACCTCATCCTGAGGAGGCGCGGAGCGCCGTCTCGAAGGATGGGCGACCGCACGGTGTGATCCCACCCTTCGAGACGCGGCCCTTGCGGGCCGCTCCTCAGGGTGAGGTTATTTCACTGACAACTAAGGCACTCTTCGTAGTTGTTGGACTCCGCCGCCGGCGGCGTGCCGAGCGGCAGAGTCGGAGCGGGAGCGTCGGTGGTCGTCTTCGGAGCGGTCAGGGCCTGGTCGCCGATCGGCGAGGCGACGGCGTCGTTGGACACGACGTCGGCGCGCTGGATGGAGAGCGAGCGGCAGTAGTAGAGGCTCTTCACGCCGCGCTTCCACGCCATCATGTGGATCTGATGCAGGTCGCGCTTGTGCACGTCGGCCGGCAGGAACAGGTTGAGCGACTGGCTCTGGCAGATGTAGGGCGCGCGGTCGGCGGCATGCTCGACCAGCCAGCGCTGATCGAGCTCGAAGGCGGTCTTGAACACGGCCTTCTCGTGATCGTCGAGGCAGTCGAGGTGCTGCACCGAGCCCTGCGTCGTGGTGATCGAGGTCCAGGTGTCCTCGTCGTTCTTGCCCTTCTGCTCGAGCAGCTTCTCGAGGTAGGGATTGCGCACCACGAACGAGCCCGACAGCGTCTTGTGATTGTAGACGTTGGCCGCCGACGGCTCGATGCCGGGCGAGGCGCCGCCGCAGATGATCGAGATCGACGCGGTCGGCGCGATCGCGAGCTTGTGGCTGAAGCGTTCCCGGATGCCGAATTCGGCGGCGTCGGGGCAGGCGCCGCGCTCGTCGGCCAGCTTGCGCGAGGCCTCGTCGCACTGGCCGCGGATGTGCTTGAACATCTTCTTGTTCCACACCTTGGCCATCACCGATTCGAGCGGGATGTTGTTCTGCTGCAGGAAGGAGTGGAAGCCCATGACGCCCAGGCCGACCGAACGCTCGCGCATGGCGGCGTAGGTCGCGCGCGCGAAATCGGAGCCAGCATTGTCGATGAAGCCCTGCAGGACGTTGTCGAGGAAGCGCATGACGTCCTCGATGAAGGTCGGGTGGTCCTGCCACTCCATGTAGCTCTCGAGATTGAGCGAGGAGAGGCAGCACACCGCGGTGCGCTGCTTGCCGTGGCGATCGATGCCGGTCGGCAGGGTGATCTCGGAGCAGAGGTTCGAGGTCTTGATCTCCAGCCCGCCCAGCTTGTGGTGCTCGGGCCGGGCTTTGTTCACGTGATCAACGAAGATCAGGTACGGCTCGCCGGTCTCGATGCGCGCCGTCAGGATGCGGATCCAGAGATGCCGCGCCGAGACCTTGCGCTGCACCGCGCCGTCCTTGGGCGAGGTCAGCGCCCATTCCTCGTCGTTCTCGACCGCGCGCATGAAGGCATCGCTGATCAGAAGGCCATGATGGAGGTTGAGCGCCTTGCGGTTGGGGTCGCCGCCGGTCGGGCGGCGGATCTCGATGAACTCCTCGATCTCGGGATGGCTGACGGGGAGGTAGACCGCGGCCGAGCCGCGGCGCAGCGATCCCTGGCTGATCGCGAGCGTGAGCGAATCCATGACGCGGATGAAGGGCACGACGCCGGAGGTCTTGCCATTCATGCCGACCTTCTCGCCGATCGAGCGCAGGTTGCCCCAGTACGAGCCGATGCCGCCGCCGCGCGCGGCAAGCCACACGTTCTCGTTCCAGAGGCCCACGATGCCTTCGAGCGAGTCGCTCGCTTCATTGAGGAAGCACGAGATCGGCAGGCCGCGCGAGGTGCCGCCATTCGACAGGACGGGCGTCGCCGGCATGAACCAGAGATTGGAGATGTAGTCGTAAATGCGCTGGGCATGCGCATCGTCGTCGGCATAGGCCGAGGCGACGCGGGCGAACATGTCCTGGTAGCTTTCACCGGGCAGCAGATAGCGGTCGGACAGGGTGGCCTTGCCAAAGGCCGTCAGGCGGGAGTCCCGGGCAGAGTCAGTAACAACACGCGCACCGCTGCGAACTTGGACGACATCAAACACTTGCGGCCCCCTTTTTCTTCTTGTCCACACCTGTGGAAAACACAGTTTGTGGAGAACACCTACGTATTGGGGCGGGTTTTCCCGTCCCCACTATCCCTTGATGATACGTTACCCAGTCCGGGTGTCATCGCGAATTTTATGAACCGCGTGTGAATCTCAGGAGTTCACATCTAAATCATTGAAGAAGGCCGAAAAAATAGTTCCGGGAATCGGACTTTTTCGACCGTATGCGAACCTTCGCAAGCGCAGCAAAAAAGGAGAACAAAACGCGCTTTCCCGCAGAAATCCGGGGTCCGAAACAGAAACGGCAGAAAAAAGGCGGACCGTCGTCGGCGGGGGCCCAAGAAGCATCGCTGCGATGGGCACTTTCGGCACCATCAACTTCGTCGTCAGATTGTCATAGAGCGACTTAACATCGGCTTCGTATCAGGCGCGCCGGAACGACGGAGGGAAATGCTGATGGCCTCGGTATTGGCTGCCACGGATCGCCGCCTCGCCTATGGCCTCGACGCCGTCTGCGCCGCCGCCCGCGAGAGGGCAGGCAGCGAAGAGGCCGCCCAGTTCGCCCGCCGCCTGTTCGAACGGGTCGCCGACCGCGACCTCGTCGCCGCTTCGCCCGCCCAGCGCGCCGCCGCCGCCCAATCGCTGCTCGCCTTCGCCCGCCGCCGGCTGCCCAACGTCGCCAAGGTCCGGGTGTTCAACCCCGAGCTCGCCGTCCACGGCTTCGAGAGCCGCCACACCATCGTGCAGGTGGTGAACGACGACATGCCGTTCCTGGTCGATTCGATCACCAACGAGTTCGACCGGCGCGAGATCGCCGTGCCGCTGCTCGCCCATCCGGTGATGGCGGCGCGGCGCGACCTGGACGGCGACTTGCTCGAGGTCGCGAACGAGGCGGGAGCGGTATTGGACGGCCGGGGCGCGCACCCCGAATCGATGATGCATATCGAGATCGACCGGCAGGCCGATCCGGCGACGCTCGACGACCTCGCCGCGGCCATCACGCGCGTGCTGGCCGAGGTGCGGCTCGCCGTCGAGGATTGGCAGGCGATGCGCCAGGCCTGCCTCGACGCGATCGACGACCTGGCACCCGGTCACGCCGACGATTTCGACGAGCTCAGCCACTTCCTCGAATGGCTCGAGGCCAACCATTTCACCTTTCTCGGCCACCGTCGCTACCGCTACCTCGACGACGCGGGCAGCGGGCGGCCGGGCGGCCTGCGCTATGAGGTGATCCCCGGCTCGGCGCTGGGCGTGCTGCGGCGCGACGAGGCGCGGCTGTTCGACGACGGGGTGGGCGCAGGCCAGGCCATGGCCCGCTTCGCGCGCGGCGCCGGCAAGCTGATGATCGTCAAGACCGACCGGCGCTCGCTGGTCCATCGCGGCGGGGTCATGGATTGCGTGATCGTGAAGACGCACGATGCGGACGGCCGCGTGACGGGCGAACGGCGCTTCGCCGGCCTCTTCACCTCGACCGCCTATCACGCCCTGGCCGCCGACGTCCCGCTGCTGCGCCTGCGCGTCGCCAACGTCCTGCGCCGTGCCGAGCTCGACCCTAACAGCCATGACGGCAAGGCGCTGGGCGCCATCCTCGAAGCCTATCCGCGCGACGAGCTGTTCCAGATCGACGACGACACGCTCTACGACCACGCCATGGGCATCCTGCAGCTGCAGGAGCGCCGAAGGGTGGCGCTGTTCGCGCGCCGCGACCAGGTCGGCCGCTTCGCTTCGTGCCTGGTGTTCGCGCCGCGCGAGCGCTTCGACGCCGCCCTCTCCGACCGCTTCGGCCAGATCCTGGCGCGGGCGTGGGACGGCGAGATCCAGTCGGTCGCCGGTTCCGGCAGCACGGAGTCCGCGCTTGCCCAAGCGCTCTATACGCTGCGGTTGCGCTCTCCCGACGCGCCGACACCGGACATGGCCGTCCTCGAACGCATGCTCGCCGATGCCGCGACCTCGTGGAGCGACCGTCTGCGCGCCGCGTTGCAGGCCAAGCTCGGCGAGGCCGAGGGCCGC